GCAATGGTCTTCAGCCACTCAGCAAACGAATACAGCTTGATTGTCGGCCATATACCAGTTTCGATAAACCATTGTTGAACTTCTGGTCTACGGCTGCATGGGTCCAAAACACCTATGTCTAGTCCACCTTCAACATCAGGTCTTGTACTCACAACACGAAGAAGTCCTTCTTTGTCTACGAAGGCACCATCTGTGGTTTGCAACGCTACCATTTCGAGAGCGAAGAGGAAATTAGCAGAAGCACTTTTACCTGCTTGCTTTTTGCCAGAAAAGGCGATAATGTTTGTCATGTCTACTCCTGTTAATATGTTGATAGTTGTTCTATGATTGGTTTGATGTCTGACGTAATGCTATCTGTCTGCAAATCTCCAAGGTCGCCAGTACCAGTGACATCTGGGAAGAACAATCTGAACTGTCTTTCCAACTGTCCCTTAATAATCGCCATGGCGTCTTTTCCAGCCTTGTCTCCATCAAGGAGGACAACTGCGGAGAGAGCCCCCGAACGCTCCAATATGACTCTTTGTTCGTCGGTGAGGTTTGTCCCAAAGAGGGCAACTGCGTTGTGTATTCCGGCCTCTTCCAGTTTCCATACGTCCCCTGGCCCCTCAACAAGAATAACTGTTCCTGACTTGAGGATGTGGTCTTTGGCGAACCAGTAATTGTAGAGGTAGTGACCTGTGTTGAATCCATCGTTATTTTTCCACTTTACGCAATAGGCTTTCTCAAGATTAGTCTGAGGACACCCCTTGTCTTTGTCATGGTATAAACTGCACTTATCACATTCGTCATATAGCGTTCTTCCCGAGAATCCAACGCAGACCTTGTAATCGTCGTCGTAAACTGGAACAGCAACCCTTCTCTTTTGATTATACGTGCCTACGTCGTACTTGTCAAGCGTTTCGGCTAAGTAACCACGGTTTAGGTAGTATGGAGAAGGAATACTCAATAAAGAACGAACCTTCTCTCTTGGCCATGTCTTATTAGACATAGTTGGAGACAAAGCTAGACGACCGAATGCCTTGTTCATCATTCGTCGTTTTAGTGTTTCTACATTAGGAATTCTTACATCATAGATACTTTTATACCCACAGAACTTTAACAACACCTTAGTTGCGTCCCCAAGTTTAGGATACTTACCAGTGTTATAGTGTTGAATCCCTCTGATAAAGCCGAGAAGGGTCTGTCCGTACATCAGACGGTTGGTATCAGGATGCTTCTTCATATGGCACCCATGCGTGCGACAACGCCAAATTCCCTTGATTTCATCCCCCTCGGGATAAATGTTTAAACCAGTGGGATTATCGCCGCCATGGACAGGGCATTGACCTACATACTTTTTACCCTGACACCTAAGGTCTGCACCTATTTCTGTCATTAGGGATTCAAAGTTCTCGCAGGCTTCATTTTGAAGCTCTACCAAGGACTGTCGAAATTCATCATCGGTAAGTTTAGACTGGGATGTCTTCTGATTCATCAATATCAACCATGTTCTCTGAAGGAGCATCTGCAAACGTTTCGTCTTGTTTCGCTTTCAGATTGCTATGCGTTTCAAGTTCCACAATTTGGGCGTACTTACCCTCCATGTGATAATTAATATAGTCAGGGAACTTAGTCCCCCCACCATGACGTGCTTTCATAACAACAATTTTATGGGTGCCAAATTCATCACCTCCATCTGCCGCCATCTCTGCATCACTCTTTGGTTTAAAAACACCTATGTTAGTAGCAAGCCAAGCGATTCGGTCAGAACCGGCAATAACACCTGTGTCTTCACCGTCAATTCCGTCACGGTTTAACTGAACCAAGGAGAAAATTGGGAGAGAGTACCTAACAGCGAAGTTATGCAAACAGGTCATCATAAACCCAAGCATTTGATATTCCTGCATGTGTGCAGCCATACCATCACCACTCATTAGCTTCATATAATCGTAGATAATCAAGCAGTCTTTAGTTGTGCCGTCTTCGTTATATCCGACATTCTGCATAACCCAACGTCGCATAATAGCAACAATCTCTGGGAATGCTCGACCACTAATATTCAGATAATGAAAGGGCATATCCTCCATAATACCACAGGCGTCGAGAACAGCTTGTCTGCCAGCTTCAGTAAATCCTACCTTACCTGTTTCAATCAGCCCAATAGACTGGTTGGATAGGTTGGCGGCAACACGATACCAGTGGTCCTCATTAATCATTTCAGTATCCAAGTATAGTACAGGAATACCTAGAGTCCCGGCTACATGTTTACCAATGTTGACACTCACCATGGACTTACCAACACCTGTTCGGGCACCCAGGAGGTTAACGCTATTTCGACGGAATCCACCACCAATGTGTTCGTCGTAATACTTGTAACCACTAGAGATACCAATCTGCTCAACGGGGTTGTCCATTAAAGCAGTCAGATGTTCACGCATTCCAACACCGAGTAATTCGGGGGAATTATTACTTGGGCCTTGTAGACGGTTAGAGAAGTCGAAGAGGGGCTCCTCAACCATACCTAGAATTTGCTCGATTGGCTCGTCACCATTAATATCTTCTAGTGTCTTCCCAGCGAACATTAACTGGTCCATCAACTGTCTTGTGATGGATAACTTCTCAACCTTAGCAGACCACTTAGAAACGTTCTCGGGTAATACCCTACCGTTTAGAATGGTACGAACATGATTTACGTCATCAGGTTTTTGGAACAGCCAGGAATAGCCCATCTGTTCGGCTGTAGCAGCGACAGAGGATTCGTCCAGGCGTTTCATTTCCTGTCGTCCGTACATATCGTGAAAGATGTTGAACAAAGCTTGATTAGCAGTATCGGTAAAACTATCCGCTCCACTAACCAAGTCTGTCACATCTAAATAACCGTCTTCTCCATGAGAAAACATTCCGGTTAAAACTGCTCTCTCTGCACCTAAGTCTTTTACGTTATCTGTTTTTAGCATTCTTTACTCAAACTGTTGTCGGTTAACTCGTCTACCAGGATTCTCTCGTTCTTCACGTAGCTTCTTACGCTCAATTCTCTCGCGACCAGCACGAGTATTGCAGTCGTTACATCTGTAAGTATTGTGCTTAGGATTCTTGTTCCATCCCGTTGCTAGTCTCTCATAGACAGTCTCTTTTGTTTCACAGAGGGCACACTCTACATCAACAGTATTACCAGTTTCAACTCCTCCTGCTAATAGAGACCTATCTCCCCCCGCCATTTGAGGCTTGGTCCCCAAGTCGGGATTGTTGCTAACTAGAAGGTTTGAATGAACATTCTTATTGTCAGTAAAACGATTTACTCTTTTACCTGGAATATTCATGGGGGACTTTCTGCTTTCGAAGTCCCCATTTTCGTTTTCAAATAACTCCCCAGGCTTGGATGGTGATTTTGCAGTCGCCACCATATTATTTCTTCCTTGATTACCTGAGAGCTTAGGTGCGTTAACCTCAGACATCTTATCAATGGTTTCTTGTGTAGCATACTCTGGCTCTGGAGCGAATAGGTTTGCAACAACTTCTGGTGCTATATCATCCTCTTCGTCATCCTCTTCGTCAAATCCTACTTCATCCCCTGGTTCAGGGTCTCCCGGTAACCACAAATTAGACCCCTCTTCGGGTTCTTTGATGTCATGGGCGACGGCTTGTTGTTTTATTATATCATCCTCGTCGCCAAGGTCAACCTCTAACGTCGCCCAATCTGGGGTTTCTGGTTCGGGAGGCTTAGGAATCTCTAGCGGCTCCCCCGTAATGCTGGTAAAAACCTTACAAACGATTGTCCAATCCTGTTCGAGAACGGCTTTTTTAAGTGCTTCAGGTAGCGTTGACATAGTTTTGTCTATCCTTTGTTCGTTGATACTGAGACATCATTTCTGACATCTTGTTTAGTTGTGTAGGAATATAGTTAAGACGAGAGTGAAGGCTCTCAGCCCTACAATAAATCTTATGGTATTCTTGGGCAGCACTATCTTGATTAATAGCCATGGTTCTAATATTGGCCACACCCAAGAACTTGTCGTACTGTTTCATCTGGGGGGCAACAATTCTATCTCTTTGTCTCGCCGCCCAGTCCATCTTGGTTTTAAGTTCGTTAAGAAGTAGTTGGAGATATAGTGCTTCTTGCTGCATTAAATAAGCTGCCTCAGCACATTCCTCTGAACACATTTTTCTCAAAACCTCTTGGCTAGTCTTGAGATACTTAATAACCTCAGTACTTTCGAAGTGAGCGAACTGACCCATAAGTCTATTAAGCTCAGCTTCTACAGCTTTCCAATCAGTTTCCACCCTGGATAATTTTCTCTCGCCAGTCATCATCACTCTCATTATAAGGAAGTTCTACAATTCTCAAATTATTATGGTGGCACCACTCAATCTTTCGATTGTCGTTAGCCTTAGCCCTAAGAAACCCCATCTTATCACCATGAAAGTGTTCGGTGTAGTTATAGTGCTGTTGTCCATGAACTTCAATACAAACCTTACGAGAAGGAAGAAAGAAGTCCAAAAATAGTCTCATACCTGGGAGAGGAACCTCCTCTAATACACTTTGTGTCGGGTAGAGGCTTTTGAGTATCGCCCTGGTTCTCAAATGCAAATCGCTTCGCTTTCGCCTATCGTCAATATCAACCTCATGCCCACTTGGAGGCCAGTTGTACTCACGGTCGTCAAAGTCATAGACTTTCATACTATACTTCCTGTTCTAATCCCAACATGCCATAGATTTCCTTTTTTAAAGCCGCAACGTAGCCAGGGTTATCTCTCAGTAGTTTAACCATCTGCTCTTTCCCTTGAACCTTCACTTTACTAGAGAAGGATTTATCAGGGTTTCCTTTTTTGTCCACAGTCCATTCATCTATCCCTAAGAGGTCGAGGTGGTACTGCATATAGTCCAGGGTTAGCCACGAGGAACCAGTGATAAAACCTGTCTGTTGACCAAGTTCCATCAGTTCGTAGACCTCGTCGATTCCAATACCATAACGGATGGTGGATTGAAACTTCTTGTGGGGTGCCACGATAGCGGTAGATTTAGTCACCCAGTTTACCTTTTGTCCTACAATATCAGCGTCGTCAGCAGAACTAGCCTTCATTAATTCAATATGTGTACACTCAAGGTCAACGTCAACAGCGTAACCAATCTTACGACCACCAGAACGTCCCTTCTGCTTTTGGTTCATCTTAGCTCGTGTATTAGCAATCAAGTGTTGAATACCAATAACAGTAACACGATTAACAGGGAGGACAGTAGCAACACGCTTAGTGAACTGAGCCAGCAGGCGATAACCGCCGTCACCAGCAACTTGACCAATATCAATGTTATGTTCTTTCTCAGTAGCAATCTGAGAGAATGAGTCAACGACAACTACACAACCTGGGTCATTATGGATGAAGTGTTCGGCTATAGCAATCCACTCCTCACCCTTTAGAATCTTACCTTCAACCTTACCACCCTTGCCATCCTTTTCTTCCTCTAGGAAAGAGCCGATAACGACAATCTTATTAGGGTCTAAGCCTTTAATACCGAGAAGGTCTCGCCTCTTTAATCGACCTTCTACGTTTAGAAAATACACGTTACGCCCCTGGTCGATTGCGTTCTTGCAAATCATTAGGGCTGTTACAGTCTTGCCACACTTAGGGTCTCCTGCCAGTAAAACAAAACACCCCTCTGGGATTCCTCCCCCAAGGGCAATATCAATATTGGGTGCCACCCCAATCAACTGCGTTTTTCGGTCAACAACTTGAGTCCCTGTTTTCATAATTCCGCTACCGTACTTGGTTAACAAGTCAGCACCAATTTCAAACGGGTCTCTACTACCTAATGTAAGCGACAATGGGGTAGTATCTCTTGCTTTTTCTTTGCTCATAAGCCTCTCAATTTACTAATCTTGGAACGACGTGACGAAACTGGACGTTTTGGCTTTTGGGTTACGTCAGCACCTTTTGTCACTTCTGGTTTCTTTTCTTTCGCAATTTTAAGCTTTACTATGGCTTGGTGTTTATCCAAAATCTTTTTAAATCTGTCAATCTTCTCAAACCATATCATCATTTTGATACCAAAACATTTCCTGTCTCTCAAGGCCAAAATGATAGCTCTAGGATAGTACCCTTTCTTAACCAGTCTATTGCAGAAGGTTATCTCTCTCACATATAGCTTAGCCCACTTGGCATCTTCCCAAAATTTAGTTGGGAGGTCAACCTTTTCGGCCTTAGCTATACACTCACACATATACTCAGCAGTATATTGGATGGGAGTAACCAGTCGGTCTGGCGAATATCTGGATGGGAATTTTTCTTTCATAACGCAATTAGCCACTATATTATAGCAACCAACCCCGCTCAGGTCAAGCCTAAACGAGGTTGAAATTGCTTACTAGAAGGGGGTTTCGTTATTGAGAGGATTCGTCAGGGCGAATCTTATGAATTCGCTTACTGTTCCGACTGCCAGCCAAAGGGTCTGTTTTAACCGCTAGAATATCGCGGGCATCCTCCATAACATCGTCCTTTTTATATGAACGACGCTTCCTATCATCTGCCAATTCGGACGCAGCAGGGGTCATCACAACGATACCCTTGGCCCTGTCATGGGAGCCGTCAGGCTTTAGTCTTCGACCTAAGAGGGCATCGACCTTGAGACCAGCGTGTTGCTGAGAGGCAGGATTTGGGGGAGGGGTTTCAGGGCTCTTGCGAACCTCTTCAGAAGTTTGTTGAGCAATCTCTAGTGCTTTTGCCACATTAGGGTCTGCTTGCTGTGGTAGCTTAGGAGTATTGGCATCCTGTTTTTCCTCGGATGCTACAGCCGCAGAGATATTCTCTGTTGGCTCTTGCTTTTCATCGGCGTGTTCCGCACGATACTTAGCAACGGTCTTCTCTCCAACACCATCAATTTGTGATGCAACTACCTTATCGGAGTCTTCGCTATTAAGAATGAAGAATTTTTCGGTCTTAGTTAGTGGTCTGGGCATTTCTTAGTTTCCTATCTACGTGTGAGTACCACGTTCTGTTTCTAGTTTTTAGGTATTTCAAGTAATAAGCAAAAGCTTCCTCGTCCATCTCTTTCCAGTCCCACGTTGGGCGACCGTGAGTGCGTGCATAACGAGTGCTTGTCCCTTCGGAACGAGCCCCCCAGGGGTCATACACAAAACCTCCAATTCCTACTTTGACAAAAAATTTGTGCCTCAGAACATTCCCTTCTGGTCCCACAATGTCAACTTTTTTAGCAAGGCAGTTCTTGTTAGAGATTGTTTTCTGGTCTGCATCGACCGTCATAATGGGAACAACATGAGTCGCCTGTTCGGATTCCGTAGGAATTCCAAAACCAACCTCTCCTCCTGTTTCTCCTGTTAAGTCTGGTTTATTAGACTGTGCTGTTCTTTTGGCTGGTGCCATAGCGGCAGCTATACTAGCATCTGATTCTCGGGGCATTACCCTACCTTTACATCTAGGACCACGGTCTGAACAAGTCTACCGTTCTCGTCAGTATCCATTCCCTGTTCTGTGTGGTCGATTGTTGTGTCGTCAGTATGCTCTAAGTGGAACGCACCTTCGACCTGTTTCTCGAACGATTTATCTCCGCAATAAGGACAATTAGCCGTTATTTTTGAAGTCATTTGAAAGCTTGGTTGAGTTATCCAGACCTTCGCTAATAGCTTAGCACAGTTAGAACAGTTAAATGCTACATGTTTACCGTCAGTAAGATGGGAGTTAATTGCCCCATCCCCTACTTCAGAATAAACATCATCAAAATCTTTACCTGTTAGGTTGAAATCTTTTGCTTTAACTTTAACTGCGTCGGGTGTTTCTCTTTCCATGTTTTTTGTAGTTCCTCTATAAGAATATCTGCTTGTTCCTTGGCTTCTTCTGCTGTATCACAATCAAACGATAATTGGATATTTGCCTTGTCTACCGTATTAGGATGGAAGTTTCCATCTGGTAGTTGCTTGTAAATTACATAGCTAATTGTGAAAACCCCAACATGAGGCACTTGGTTATTCTCTACTTCTTGCTGTTCCATTTTTCAACGCTTCCTTAATCTTATTTATTTGCTGTGGGTCTTTGAAGTGCAAAAAGGACACTGGACCGTGAACATCTTCGCCTTCTTGAATCCTGAATTCTGTATCCATATCCATTCCATCTAAAACGTCTTGTACTTCACCTCCCCTAAGTATCCAGGTACAACCATCATTGTCATACTGCTCAACCTCCCAAAGAGTATGTTCTTCTCCATCGTTAGCAGTAACAAAGAGGGGTTCTGTGGGGTCTATTGGACGGGTAGGCTTATCCCAATTGGGGTCGCGTTCGGCTTTATAAGCGGCAGACTCCTTGTTAATGGGTCGTCTTTTGCCACTAATAACACGCTCAACGCCTTCATCCCATTGTTTTTTAGCTAACTCCCTTTTGAGACGTATTTCTTTTTCTGTTCTGGAGTCATTGTTGAGATTTGCTTGTCCGTCTTTGTCTGGTATTGAGTGTACCAAGGCTTGTCTCCTGGGGTGCTGTCCAGTTTCTTATGTCCTTTTCCTAGCTTTTTGCTGAGGGTATCCTTACGCTTCTTCTGTAGCTCAGTAAATGCTGTCTTTTCATCTGTAGACATATTTGCACTATTCTTATCGGCTAAAGAACCAAGTGTTTTGGGGACGCTGACCACTGGAACATTAAAGGGTCGCGTGAGAGATTCCTGCTCGCATTCGGGGCAGGTTGTGAGTTTATCATGGAAACCATGCTTTGCTTCAAAGCAATGTTTACATTCTTCGTTTTCGCATTCGTAGTCGTAAAATGGCATATGTTTAGAATTACCTAGGAGATATAAAGTTACCCTTCTGTAGTATATGATACCTCAAAAGTGGTCTAAAAGTCAAGTAAAAACCCCCGAAGGCCTAGGAATCAGGCCTTTACGGGGGAACCTTGCAGGTATTTTCTCTCTTTTTCACTCAACATGGACAACACATATGGTTTCCATTGCTCTGGTAGCTTAGGGTCGTATGGAGAAAACCCTAGCCCGATTTCTAACGTCGAAGGTTGTTTTGGTCTTTTATATTCAACCTTTTGGCCGTTTATCACTTTGAACAACGGCATATGAACATGAAGTTCAGATTGAGAGGCTTCATCCTCGTCTCTTGCAAGAAAGAAGTCAGCCTTAGACCTATTACACTTCAAGCAGGAGGTGACAATATTAGCCCAGCAGGTTGCCGTACCATTACCATTCCACCTCGAACGTGGAACAACATGCTCAATTTCCAGAGGATTGCCTTCCTTCAAGTCTTTCTTCTGGGTTCCGCAATACTGACAAGTGTAATTATCACGCTTGAAAACATTATCACGAGAATAGGGAGCCTTATTGTAGGCCCTATTTACATGATGTTGACTTGCAATTACAGCAGGAGGGTAATAAACAACGCCTACCTTCCCCGTCTTAATTGGGTATTGCTCATAACTAGAGACCAAAACAGCCCTAGGAAGTCTTCGCAAGCCTCCACAATCTGGACATTTGCCATGTCGGGTCTTACCCCGTCCATTGCAGCGGTCACAAATAGAGTCTGCCATCAACCTTTTAAGCGATTTCTTCCAGGGTACAGCCGCCAAGGGCATGTAATTGTCATTCAGTACTAGCGTCTTCGTTCCTAGTGGAGGCAGCATTTTCTTCTTCCTCGTCAAGTTCTGCGTCTCGCTCAAGCATGTCTCGAACGATAGCGTTTCGTTGGATGTCTACAATATCAAGTTCAGCTATTTCGAAGTTGTGAACACCCTTCATCCTTTTAAGGAGTTTGGCATATCCACCCCGTTCAAACTTTTTTAGGTCGCTTTGTGCAACATCACCCAAGAAGATTAACTTAGAGTCAATACCTAGACGAGTCCACACCATCTTAAGTTGTTCGTAGGTTGCATTCTGTGCTTCATCTACAATGATGATGGCATTATTGAATGTTTTACCACGAATAAAGGCCAGGGGTTGAATCTTTATCTTCTCTTCAGATTTTAACTGAGCCAATCCCGACTTGGAGATGTAATAGCTCAATTCATCATTAAGAGGTTCGATGTAGTTACCAACCTTGGTCTTTGCGTCCCCAGGCATAAAGCCTAGTCGCTCCCCGCCACCTTCGACTGCGGGACGAGCTAAGACTATCTTATCATAGCAATGGAACTCTGATTTGTAAAGCTGTAAAGCAACACCGACCGCAATGTGGGTCTTTCCGCAACCAGCGGGTCCATGAACACAGGTAAATGTATTAGACTTGATAGACCTGATTAGGTCTTCTTGATTATCACTTCTTGGTTTAAGTCTATATGGTTTCCAGAACGGGTCAAGAACTTTCTGTTTCTTTTTAGGACGATTATTCGTCTTATCTTCATTATGGTTAGGTTTAGAGTTGTTATTTCTACGTTGCTTCTTCTGTTGTTTTCGGCGTCTCATTTAGATATTGGTTCCTCTTTAGAGTTACATGCATTTAGACCATCCACACCCCTTGCAAGTCACACAACCTTCCTGACGGACCATCGGCTCAACCCCACATTCGGGGCAGGCTTCGCCTTTTTCCTCTGTTCCATCTGGAATGTATTTTTTAAGTGCCCTAGAAACCGACCGGGCAAAGCTGTACATATCACCTCCAACTTTCTCAAGCTGTTGTACAATCAGGTGCATTGGAGCCCCCGACCGCAGCAAAGCAGAGGTTAATCTTGTGATAGTTTCTTCATGTTCGTCGCAAGCCGCTGTGACGGGACTAAGCTCAACATCGCTATCGTCGAAAAGGACTTTATAGAATCCTTTACGCTGTCTGATGATTGTCCCGGTTTTAATATGCTTAGGCATAAAGCCGTTCTTGCCAGCAAAGACTTCATATGGTTCACCTTCTTTCTTTCCTACCAAAACGAAGTATTCTTGCCCTTTGACCGTAATATGATGAACATCACATTTGAGCTTACGCTCTCTATTATCTACTTCTTCTTTCTTCTTCTTCTTAACTGTTTTTGCATCAACCAATACGCCATCTCTACAACCGCTACGATAGACAGTAATTCCTTTACAACCAGCCTTCCAAGCTGTTTGATAAATAACACCAACCTCTTCGGCAGTAACACTGTTAGGCAGATTGAGGGTACTGCTAATAGCGTGGTCAACATGTTTTCCACATGAAGCCTGTAGTTTAACTCGTTTGTTCCAGTCCAGTTCTTCAGCACACGAACCATACCACGGTGATAGCTCAACATCAGTTTCGCCGGTCGCATCCATCCAATCCTGCACCTTTGGATGGTACACTTTGAAGTGTTGCCAACTATCTCCATTAGCATCCGTCTCGTCAACTCGTGCATCTTTATCACTTGGATTGATTTTCTTCTTGCGAATAAAGTACGTCATAAACAGAGGTTCGATACCACTGGTTGTTTGTGTAAGAATACTTACAGAACCCGCAGGGGCCGTTGTTAGCAAAGCGATGTTTCGCCTACCGACTCTATTCATTCTAGCAACTAGTTTCTTACCGTCAACCTTGAGACCCCCAAAGTCAATGATTTCTTCCTTAAACCTAGAAAAGAATTCACACCCCTTCTCTTTTTTGGCATCCCAACATTCAAAGGCACCAAGTGTTTCAGCCATATCAATAGAAGACTCATAACATGCAAACTTAACTACTTTGTAGAGTTGCTCTGCTACCCTAATTCCTTTATTAGAAGAATAGGGAATTCCTAGTGCAGCTAGTGTGTCACCAAGAGCAGTAATACCTGTTCCTGTTCGACGACCAATACGGCAGTTGTCATGAACCTTTCTCCACATGTCAAGCTCACGTTGCTTAATCTCGGGATTCTCTGGGTCTGAATTAATCTTGTTAATGATACGCTCAATACTTTCTAGCTCCAGGTCAATGATGTCATCCATCAATCGTTGTGCTAGTTTGGCATCTTCATAAAATGCTTCGTAATCAAATCTTGCTTTCTTAGTGAACGGGTCAATAACATAACTGTAGAGGTTAAGGAGTAATAGCCGACAAGAGTCCAGTGCAGAAAGAGGTAGTTCGCTGCAAGGGTTCGTAGAGATAGTCCTGAAACCCTCTTCCACATAACAATCAGCAGGAGAGTTGCGAATAATGTTATCCCAAAACAATAGGCCCGGTTCGGCCATATTATGAGCATTCTTAATAATCTCTTGCCATACTGAGCGGGCATCTACCTCTTGAGAGATAGTTGGCTTAGGGGAGTCTACGGGCCATCGTTGTTGATAGGTAGTACCCCTTTTAACGGCCTCTAGGAATTCGTCAGAAAGACGGACGGAGATATTGGCACCAGTAACCTTTGTCAGGTCATTTTTAATTGTGGCGAACGTCAGCACCTCAGGATGATGAACAGACAATGTCTGCATCTGAGCCCCACGACGACCGTCTTGACCAACCTCGCGTGTACTGTGAGAGTAGCGTTCCATCCATGATGCAATGCCACTACTAGTACGTGAAGAATTACGTGTGGTAGAACCCACAGGCCTTAAATGAGAAAGGTCGAGACCAACCCCGCCTCGACGCTTACTAATCTGAGAAACTTGTTCATCTGTCCAATGGATGCCTCCATATGAATCAGTGGGAGAATCAAGTACATAACAATTAGAGATAGTTACGTACTGGTCTTTGTTTCCAATCCCATACATAGGACTTCCTTGCGGAACAATCCTTTTGAATCCAGCTATAACTTCATAGATTTCATCAGTAGTAAGAGGAGCAACTTCTGTGTCCTTGTATTTCTTACGCTCAACACGAGCTAACTCCCGAGCAATGCGTCTGTGCATGTCATCGGGAGTCTTTTCGGTGAGGTCTTTATTTGGGTTTCGGAGAGCATACTTGGAGAGGAAGACATTAGCGGCAAGTTCATCACCACCAAAGTACTCAACGGAAGCCGACATAGCTTCCTCTTGAGTAAATAGTTTACTAGAGGACATTAAGAATTAACCCTTCGATTTTGATTGATTTTTTTGAGACTTTTTAGGGTTGTTCTTTTTCTTCTTTTTATGCTTACGAGCGGCCATTGGATTATCAAATTCATTTGATGTATTTCTTGTATACCAGTCTGATAGACTGTCGCCGCTATTACTACCGAAAGATTTGCGTGTAAGTGGTCGCCCCAATGGGTCACGAACCACAATACTAATTTCGAAATCTGTTTTCTCTTTGTTTTTCTTATCTAACATTATCAACCCACATTCTATTATAGTTGCTGAGACTCTTGAAAGTCAACCCATTTTACATCAATTTTTCCTACAGTCGTAAGTATATCAAAACAAGCGGCATCATCCTCGTTTAGAAGTGCTGAGCCATGTCGTTTCGCCAATACAAACTTACGAATACCTTCCTGATACATCGCCATGGCACAGTCCTGGCAAGGTTGTCCTGTGACATAAGCAATACCATTTTCGGGGCGAACAACGCAATTAGCTAAGGCGTTACGCTCAGAGTGAACCATCCACTTATACTTGTGAGGCCTCGTGTTCGGCAATAGATGGTCAGGCATACCTTTTGGAAAGCTATTATACCCCATACCAATAACTCTATTCTCCTGGTCAGTAATGACACAACCATGCTGAGTCTGTGCGTCTTTGCTACGCTTAGATATAAGAAAAGCCATCTCTAAAAAGGTCTGGTCCCATGAGGGGACACTAACAGGAGTATTATTTCCAGAAACCTTGCTGATATAGCTCAGAGTCTTCCCCTTTAGTTTAGAGGTGTACCGGCTCCATAAGCGGTAGATGCTCATAACTACTCCTTCACAGCAGAGGTAGCTTCTTTGTCGATGGTTTTGATAACACAATGACAAACGTCACGTTGTTCTTTCCATCCTTTAGCAGAGCCTTGAGAAGTATGAATTGCGTGAGGGAGACTGCGAGTAACCACGCCTCGACCAATACAATCCTTACACTTCTTCTTGGCATAGAAGCTTGCCATGTCGATGTTATCTCTAACAGTCTCTAACATGGACAACTTGATTTGTCTCTTGTTTTCTGTTTGTGCTGCGGTAATCATTTAAACGGTGTTCCTAATAGAAGGTCCAAATATTTCTTAATCAGCTTATACTGGGCACTTTGCACTGTAAAGCCGAAACGTTTCGTCGCCGTGTCCTTTACATATCCTCTTAAATCAGTTCCAAATTCACTTGACCTAGCTTTCCAATCACATACCATCTCCGCAATGTAGACCGGGGGCATGTCTTTAATGCCATTAGGCCAGTATTCGGGGTGATGGGGATTTGTAGAAACATGTTGAAGATGGGCAGCTTTGAAAAGTTCAGAATGTTTTTCGTTGAATCCATCCCGTAAGTACTGCCATTCAATCCCAGGTCTGAGTTTAGAGTTGTCGTGAATTTGAGAGTTTGCTATTAACTGTAAGCCATCTTTTTGGTCTCCTGCCTCAATCATTTTATAGCCTAAAATAAGGCATGATTGCTGGACATTGTCTATATGACGAAGGACCAATTGAAGATGATTTGTATCTTCCGTATTCATATCATCCTCCTATTGGAGACTAGTCTTCGTCGTCGTCTGGGTCTTCGTCTTCCCAGTCTTCGTCTTCTAAGGGGGTATCAGACACGTACTCCCATGGCTTCTCGTCGTCTTCAATTTCAGTCAAAGGAGGTTCTTCTTCATCAAGAATTACTTCATCAATTGTTTCATCTTCGTAAGTGATTTCTATACCACCTTCATCATGAATCTCAAAGAACTTACACTTGACTCCTCGAATGATGTCTCCACTAGCCAAAAAGAGAGTGAAGTATTCAGGGTCATCACTATATTCGATTTTTTCAACAGAAAGCATCCTACCAAAGGTAAGTGTGTGTCTGTATTTATCTCCGTCAGCTTTCTCGATACTGACATGGGCATTAGCCGTTACTCTTAGTCTACCCGCCATGATTGCAACAAGTCCCTACTTTCATTGTGTTATCGGGTTCCCAATTATTGATTTCTGTCAAGTTCTTTGGGAACAGTGTTCTTTCACTTGCCGTCAAGTGAACCACGTAATCATCTTCTGTCTCTGCTGGAACATCCTCTACTATCATCATACGTCCCTGTTGAGCCTCACGAGTTTCCTCACGAGTTATCAAATCACCCTCGATTAATTCGGTGATGACTACGACGTATTTAAATTTTTGAGTTGTTCTGATTTTAAACATAAGTGTCTCCAATGGGAGTCGAACCCATATCCCAAGCCATTGTTGTATGGACTAGTATATTACCATTATTACGATGGGGACGTAAGACGGCAGATTATTGTTTTTGCACAAGTGCAATGCTTGGGTTGCGAAATGCTAGTACCGCTACCGCCTTACCGAAGTTTTGATTATCGAATCAACAATCGGTCTCATGGTACTTTCTACCCAAAGAGCCCACGTAGGGAGTCGAACCCTATAAGAAACTTTACAAGAGTCTCTGACATGCCAATGTCCCGCAGGCGTGATAGCCGAGACGAGGCATTCCCGTTTCGACTATCTAATTATACCTCTGTTTTCGGCGTTTGTCAACCGAATTACTCGTCCTTATCCAAAGTGAACAGGTAATTTAGCCTAGTAGACCGGGCAATATCAGATGGTTCAGTCCATTCGTCTGACCGATGATATACCAAGTCCGCACCGCTTTTGGAAAAGGCGTGAGCAATTGATGTACTGCATACAGGATAGATAATATCCTTTTTACCATTTCCGTCTTTTACAATAGAATCTACACTATAAAACAACCTTAAAATAGGAAGTTTGTGTTTAGCAATCCACAAAATTCTTTTCCATCCATAAGGAAGACCAGTAAGTTCTCTCATAGAGCGAGTTACTGACTTGGCGTCGAACTTGTTTTTTACATGTGTAGTTGTTAGTGTTTTGTGGTCAAACTCAATATTGGAGAAACTTGGAATTGGACGAAACACGTCAATCCTTCGTTTATCGTTTTTTACATAGACATCCATGTTTAAAGAACGACCACCATGCTGTTCGCTAAACTCAACACACTCCAGTAAGGCGTCAGCCTTCCTAGAACCATTGTGCCAGGAGGCTATCCCAACATGAGAATAATCTCCTTCACTTGCCCTTTTGATTAAACGAGAAACAAGACTAGTTCCACTAAAAAGGAGAACGTCTCCTTCCTCAATTAAGGTCTTAGCTTGAGAATATGGAATTAGTATTTTTTCCATTATCTATTATTCCTTTACATTACGGTCTTTTTCTTCCATTTGGTTTTGCATGTGTTGTAGCGTCTGATTAAGAATGGCTGTCTGAACCCTAAACTCATTAATGGCCTTAGTATTCATGTTGATTAAAGCCTCTAGCTTGTCTTCTCTTCCGAGATACATCTCTAGCCTTTCTTCTACAATAACCATCTTCTCTGCGGCTATAACTTTTGTCTCTGCTCTGGTGACGTAATTTCGCCCCATCATCATCCAGAAACCCGTCATACTGATTACGATTGTAACCAGCACAGTGGCAATGTACTTGATGAATTCGTTGTTCACTTTCTCGTTCTCCCAAAACTTGACTAGGCGAATCCTTAGATTTAACCCAGCCTTTATAGGTTTTCGGAATATACTCATACTGCCCCCAGTTAGTAGTATATAACCCCTTGATTGTAATA